TTCGACCTCGGCGAGGCCGAGGACATCACTGCCTACGCCGAGGCGCTGCCCAAGCTCGTGGGGGTGGGCATGCGCATTCCGCGAAGCTGGGCGCACGACAAGCTGCGCGTGCCCGAGCCGGATGGCGAAGAGCCGGTGCTCGAGGCGCCGCGCGCCGAGCCGGCCCCGCCGCCATCCCCACCCCCCCCCCCCGCCGCACCCGAGGGCTCGCCCCCGCAGCCAGCCACCGCCCGTGCGCAGTGGCGCCCGGCGATGCTGGCAGCCGGCAACGAGGCCGACCCGGCCGACCTGGTCGCGGGCGCGCTGGGCCGCCAGGCCGAGGCGCAGATCGTGGCATGGCAGGAGGAGATCGCTGCGATGCTCGACGCGGCCGACAGCCTCGAGGCCTTCCGCGAGACACTGCTCGCGCGCTACCGCGACCTGCCCACCGAAGAGCTGGTGACCGTGCTCGCCCAGGCGCTCGCCACGATCCACCTCGCGGGCCGCAGTGAGGTGCAGGATGGTCGATAAGGGCGAAATCGTTTACAGCCCCGTAGAGCCGTTTTTCTGTGCTCAGACACCCGACGATAGCTGCGCTGGGGTGATCGGGGCGGGTAACGGTGCGGTAACGCGGTCTGATTCGATTCCGGCTTGTCGGATGGCGTCGCATTCCGAGGTGCGGGACGCCTACGAGCAGGTTGAGCAGCTGTCGCGCCGCCTCGCGGGGTGGGCCTAGTCATGGCGGATCCGGTGCGCCTGGACCCCGCGCGGCTGGAGGCGGCGCTCGCGCTGCCCTTCGCGCAGGCGGTGGACTTCTTCCGCAAAAAGCTCGACCTGCCCACCGAGACCTGGCAGGACATCTGGCAGGCGGCGCACGACCGCGCATTCGTGGTCGCGGGTGCCACTGCGGCCGATCTGCTGGCCGATCTGCGCGCCGCGGTCGACAAGGCGATTGCCACCGGCACCACGCTCGAGCAGTTTCGCCGCGACTTCCGCGAGATCGTCGCCCGCCGTGGCTGGACCGGCTGGACTGGCGAGGGCTCGCGCGCCGGCGAGGCCTGGCGCACCCGCGTTATCTACGAGACCAACCTGCGCACCAGTTACGCCGCCGGCCGCTGGGCGCAGCTCACCGACCCCGCGCTGCTGAATGTGCGCCCGTACTGGCGCTACATCCATAGCGACAGCGTGCTCAACCCGCGCCCGCACCACAAGCGCTGGGGAGACATGCGGCTGACGCTGCCGCACGACCACCCCTTCTGGCGCACCCACTACCCGCCCAACGGCTGGGGCTGCCGCTGCCGCGTGCAGGCGGTGCGTGCGCCGGCGGACGGCGCAGCCACGGCGCCGCCCGATGGCTGGGCCGACCCCACCGCCAACGGCACGCTGCCCGGCATCGATAAGGGCTGGGCCTACGCCCCCGGCGCCACCGTGGCCGACGAGCTGCGCCAGCTGGTGGACGGGAAGGCGGCCACGCTGCCGCCCCCGCTGGGCGACACCTACCGCGAGTCCATGCGCACGCTGCCGCGCGCGCCGGACCTGCCCGAAGGCTAGACCATGGCCGATCGCATCACCGTCGAGCTCGATGTCGCGCCGGTGATCGCGCGGCTCGACCAGATCCTGCGCAAGCTCGGGCCCGGCGGGCTCAAGGCCCCGCTCGCCGAGATCGGCGAGGACCTGGTCGAATCCGTCAAGCGCAGATTCGAGACCAGCTCCGCCCCGGACGGCAGCCGCTGGGCGCCGAACAGCATGGCCACGATCATGGGCATGCTCGAGGGCAAGAAGAAAAACTTTCGCAAGGACGGCAGGCTGAGCCAAGCGGGCGCTGCGCGCGTCATGTCGAAAAAGCCGCTGGTCGCGTCGGGGTTGCTGCAGGACACGATCAACTATCAGATCGACGGCGACAGCCTCTTCGTGGGCACCAACCGATTCGCCGGGCAGTGGGACGGCGGCGCCGCCGTGCATCAGTTCGGCAGCAAGGACGGCAGCATCCCCGCCCGCCCCTTCCTCGGGACGGATGACGAGGACGTGGCGAAGATGCTCGATGTGCTCGAGCGCTACCTCGTCGGCTGACCCGCTCCGGCGGGCCTGCAGCAGTCCGTAGCCCCCCGAACGGTTACCCCTCTTGCCGCGCCATGTCCGCGCCCATCATCGGCGCCATGGCTACCCGCACCGCTACCCTCTCCCTGCTGATCCCCGCCGCAGCCGCTGAAATCCAGCTGCTGCCGGCGGGGCTTTTTCGTGCTGCGGACGGCTCCGGCCGCCCCGAGGGGCTCGATGGCTGGTTCATCGACGCCGAGATCGCCGGGCGCCTCATCGTCCAGGCCGCCGCGCGTCAGACCAAGTTCGTCATCGACTACGAGCACCAGACGTTCCTGGCCGAGAAGAACGGCCAGCCCGCGCCCGCGGCAGGCTGGTTCGACGGCCGCGGGCTGGAATGGCGCGAGGGCCGCGGCCTCTTCGCGACCCAGGTGGAATGGACCGAGCGCGCTCGCAACATGATCCGCGACGGCGAGTACCGCTACTTGTCGCCGGCCTTCACCTGGGACGACGCCACCGGCGCCGTCAAGCTGCTGGTGAATGCCGGCCTCACCAATAACCCCGGTCTCGACGGCATGGCCGCCGTGGCCCTTTCCGCGTACATCCAGCAGTCCCACCAGGAGGACCCCGACGTGAACGAAACCCTCAAGAAGCTGCTCGCCGCCATCGGCTTGCCGGCGGAAACCGACGAGGCGACGGCCCTGACCGCCGTCGCGGCGCTCAAGGCCAAGGCCGACCAGGCCGGCGGCCTCGAGGCGCAGGTCGCCACCCTGGCGGCCAAGGCGGGCGCGGCGCCGGATCCGGCGCGCTACGTGCCGGTCGAGACCTTCGCCGCCGTGCAGGGCCAGCTGGCCACGCTGACCGCGCAGGTCGAAACCACCGAACGTACCGCCCTGATCAACGCGGGCCTCGCCGATGGCCGCCTGAATCCGGCCGCTGTCGAGTGGGCCAAGAGCCTGCCGGTGGCGCAGCTGCGCGGCTTTCTCGAAGTGGCCGCGCCGCTGGCTGCGCTGAAGGGCATGCAGAGCCAGGGCAAGGAGCCGGGCAAGCGGCCCCAGGGCGCCGGCGGCCTGACCGCTGACGAGCTCGCCGTGTGCCGCGCCATGGGGCTCTCGGCCGATGAATTCGCCAAGCACAAGGAGGCCTGACCATGGCCGCACTGACCGCCGACCGCCGCACCCCCTACCGCACCGCCGAGGACTTCGAGTTCCCGGTCGCGGCCTCGACCCTGATCTATGCGGGCGCCCTCGTCTGCATCAACACCTCGAACCTCGCCACCAAGGGCGCCGTGTCGACCACCCTCAAGTGCGTCGGCGTCGCCCAGGCCACCGCCGACAACAGCGCCGGCGTCGCCAGCGCGATCCGCGTGCAGGTGCGGCGCGGTTGCTTCCGGTTCGCGAATAGCGCCAGCACCGATGCGATCGCCCTGGCCGATGTCGGCGCCGATTGCTACATCGTCGATGACCAGACGGTGGCCAAGACCAACGGCAGCGCGTCGCGCAGCGTGGCCGGCAAGGTCCGCGACGTGGACGCCGATGGCGTCTGGGTCGAGATCTGAACCCCCTTCCCCCTGGAGACTCCGCACATGAAAACCACCCTCCGCACCCTCGTCGGGCTCAGCATCGTTGCGCTGGCCGTCGTCGGCCTCGCCTTCGGCGTCGCCACGCCCGGCGCCTTCCAGCAGCCTGCCGCGGGCGACCTCGCCCTGCTCGGTCTGGGCGGCATCATCGTCAACCGCGAGAACCTCAACACCATCTACACCGGCTTCAAGACGGCGTTCCAGGGCGCGTTCTCGGGCGTTACGCCCGACTGGAGCAAGGTCGCCACGTTGGTGCCCTCGGCCACGAAAACCGAGGACTACGCCTGGCTGAGCCAGTGGCCCAAGCTGCGCGAATGGATCGGCGACCGCCAGATCAAGAGCCTTGCGGCGAGCGGCTACCAGATCACCAACAAGAAGTTCGAGTCGAGCGTCGGCATCCCGCGCGATGACATCGAGGACGACAGCTACGGCGTCCTCACCCCGCTCTTCTCCGAGATGGGCTACGCCGCAGCCACGCACGCCGACGAGCTCGTGTTCGCGCTGCTCGCCGCCGGCAACAGCACCGAGTGCTACGACGGCCAGTTCTTCTTCGACACCGATCACCCGGTGGGCGCCGGCACGGTCAGCAACAGCCTGGGCGGCGCCGGTACCGCGTGGTACCTGCTCGACGCCACCCGCCCGCTCAAGCCGCTGATCTTCCAGCGCCGCAAGGACTATGCGCTGAAGGCGATGACCGACGAGCGCGACGAGGCGGTGTTCATGCGCGACGAGTACCGATACGGCGTGGATGCGCGCTGCAACGTGGGCTTCGGCTTCTGGCAGATGGCGGTTCGCTCCCAGCAGACCCTCGACGAGACCAACTACGGCACCGCCCGCGCCGCGATGATGGCCTTCAAGTCGGACGAAGGGCGCCCGCTCGGCGTGCGCCCCTCGCTGCTCGTGGTCCCCCCCAGCCTCGAGGCCGCCGCCCTCAAGCTCGTGCAGGCCGAGAACAACGCCGCCGGCGCCACCAACATCTACCGCAACAGCGCCCAGGTGCTCGTCTGCCCCTGGCTGACCTAATACCACCCGCGCAGGCCGTGATCGGTGGGGGCTGGCAGCCGCCCACACCGGGAGTCTCGTGACTGCCTAGACCGGAAACCTCGGGGACGGGGTTGGATGACCGGCGACAGGTTCGGCTTAGCCCCGTCCACCATCGATCCTCCCGCCCGCCTGCGCGGGCGCTTCCCCAGGAGCCCCGCATGAGCACCCGCAAGCCCAAGGCCGACACGGCCGCCCAGCCCCCCGAGAGCGCCGCCGAGCTGGCGCCCGAGATCGTCCCCCCCGCCACCGAGCCCACTGCCGAGCTGGCGCCCGAGATCGACGCGATCGCCGTTACCGAGGGCGCCGAGGCGCTGGAGGATGGCGCGGCAGTAACGGAGGACCCCGCGGCCGCCCCCGAGCCTGCGCACTACCTGGTCGCAGCTTGCCGCCCCCGCGGCCGCTGGCGCGCCGGCCGCTTCTGGCCGCCCGAGCCGATCCGCGTCGCCCGCGACGAGCTCGACGACGAGGCCTGGGCGCTGCTCCAGGCCGACCCGGTCCTGACCGTCACCCCGGAGGCCTGACATGTCCGAGAGCTACCGCAAGAAGCACGAGAGCCGACAGTCTGCCGATTGGCTCGTCGACGCCGATGGCACGCCGCTGGGGCTGATCGGGCCCGAGGGAAAAATCTATCAGCCAGTGATCGCCGAGAAAACGAGCCCGGGTGGGGGGAATAGAATTCCGGGTCGATTCGAGCCGCTCGACATCCGCCCGCGCTACCCAGCGGAATACCAGAAGGCTCCGCTTCGGAGTCATGGTCTGCCAACGTCCGGCCTGGACGAAAAGGCGGTGCCTGGCGCAACTGTCACGCTCTCCGTCGATGCGGTCAATACCTACAACGGCCAGCCGGTGATCCAGATCGACATCACTGGTACGCCGACCGGCTCATACCTGCAGGTGGGTCGGCTTGCCGCAGACTACCTACTCGACGCCGATGGGCAGGACATTGCCAATCGCTCAGTCGTTCTGGCGATGAAGCTGCCTGCCGGGATGCCCGCGCCGACCGCCGCAAACCTTTATCTTTCGGATGCATCGTTTGCAAACTACGCGCGGTACGTTTGTCCGCTGGTTGGCGTAAGTGCGGACGGTTATCACCTGTTCCAAAAAGAGGTGGTCGGCGCGACCCAATTAGTGGGCACGTTGCCGGCACTTTCAAGCGGTCTGCGCACGCGCGTCCGCGTCGATTTCGCGGCAAACGTGATTGTGGGACAAATCAAAATGTCCGCGCCGAACATCCTGCCACTGCCTAAGCCCACGGTAGTGTGGACGAATGATGACGGCTATACGGAATGGATGTGGCTTGCCGCCGCAGCGAGAAAACGCGGGATTGACCTGTCGTTCGGGATTTCGTACAGCTACCTCAACACCCCGGGTTTTTTGACCGACGCCGAAGTCATCGCGTTGCAAGACAAGTACGGCCACGAGATCACGAATCACGCCGGGCCGAACGTCAGCTACTTCGAAAGCAGCCTGGCGGCTTACATGGCTGAAGTGAATGCTTGCACGGAATACTTGATTCGACTCGGCATCAACTCGAAGACAGTTGCTCTGCATCAGTATGTGAAAGGGCACGAGGACGCGACGCTGCGCGCAGCAATGAGGGCTGCGGGATTTGCGTCATGCCGCGCCACAAACACCGGCTACAAAGCTGCGCGCTCGGCGGCGTTTGCAATGGGGGGGCCGGGCATCGATGGCCTGTACAACATCCCGAATTGCATTAATCTCAGCAACACGACCGATCTTGCTACAACAAAAACTCAGCTTACGAACGCGACGAAGATCGGCGCCGCGTTTATTGTCGGCCACAGATACGAGGCAGCAGCCGGCGATATTTCGTGGATCAACGGGTATGACGCGAACTACGGGGTGCTGGGATTGATGGACTGGCTCGCGGAGCGCCGTGACGTAGACGGCTGGCAAATCAAGACGTGGCGGCAGTGGTACGACGATCTCTACGATGCGCAGTGCCCGATGACGCTGTGACGCCACGAATCTAACCCCCCTCGCGCGCTCGTCCCCGCGACCAACGAAAAGCCCGGCATCGCCGGGCTTTTTCATTCTGGGAGTGCTGCACCAGGTGCGACGTAGTCGGGGTCGCCTGGTCGGGATCCGTAGCGGTACGCGGCCACCTGGCGGTTGTCGCGGGTCATCAGCAGTAGGTGTGTAGCGTCGTAGGGCGCAGCGTACAGCGCCCAGAATGCGGCCTGGGCGGCCGCGGGGGATGGCGTGGCGGTGCGGGTGTCAGTCAGCACTGCGCTGCCGCGCCGCCCGCCCCGCTGCTGTAACACATAGACCTTGTACATCGCCGCCCCCGCTGCTGCTGCTGATCACACCTCGAGCGTCTTCCACTCGCCATCGCTGAGGCCCCGGTCGTCATTATAGATGTCCGTCATCGATTGGCGCTTGTGTCCGAGCAGCGTGCGGGTGTCGATCCCCTGCTTGCGGTAGAGCCGCTCCGCGAGGCTGCGGCATTCGTGCAGGCACGGCGGCAGGCCGGTGCCGGTGTGCTTGCCATAGACGCCCTCTCGCGCGTCCTCAAATCGCGCGGACAGCGACGGGCACACCGGCCGCTCGCCGGTGCTCTTGCGCAGCAGGTACTCGCCGGCGGGCGCGTAGTCGCGGCACTGCTCGATGGCCTCGCCCAGGCTGACGCCAATCGCCTCGAGGCGCAGGTCGAGCGGCAGGCGGACGCGGGCGCCCTTCTTCTGCTGCTGGATGTAGAGGTAGCCGTCGCGCACGTCCTCGAAGCGCATCTTCTGCAGGTCGGCGCGGCGCTGCCCGGAGACGAGCGCGAGCAGGATCATGCGGGAGGCCCACGGCGGCTGATTGGCCTGCGACCAGGCGTAGATGCGCTGCCACTCGTCGAGCGTGAGCCGGCGCCGGGCGACCTTGGTCGGCTGGTGGCGGACCGAGGCCGCGGGGTTGGTGTTGATCCAGCCGTAGGCGACGGCCTCGCCGAAGCAGTCGCGAGCTTCGATCAGCACCCTGCGCGCCAGGTGCGGGTACTGCGCGTGCAGCCGGCGCAGCAGCTGCGCGACCTCGTGCGGGCGGATGGACGAGATCGTGCGCGCGCCGAACTCGTCGATCAGCCGGCGCAGGCTGGCATTGCGGTTCTGCAGGGTCTTGGGTTGGATGGGCCTGGCGTCGATGATCTGACGATACACGGTGACCCAGTCCGAGAAGGTGCGGTACCGGGGCATGACACGCCCCAGCGTTTTGGACAGCAGCGACATTGCGCGGTCTCCTGTCGAGACACCCGGAACCCGCCGGGACGGTGGCGCGCTCTAGGCGCGCGATAGCTGTGATTATATACACGTAACCAAGCCACTGTCGCCTGAGCCGCTCAGGCGGCCCCCCCGAACGTTTTCCCGCTCCGCTGCGCGGGCCGCACGGCAGAAGATGACGCCATCCCGTCACTACGGCGCATCCCATGCCCTACGCAACGCAGACCGACCTGGTCGAGCATTTCGGCGCAGACGAGCTGATCGAACTGACCGATCGCGATACGCCCCCGTCGGGCGAGATCGATGCGGCGGTGCTGGCGCACGCCCAGGCGGCCGCTGACTCCGAGATCGACGGCTATATCGCGATGCGTCATGCGCTGCCGCTGGCGACCGTGCCGGCACGGCTGACGCACCTGGCGTGCGACATCACGCGCTATCACCTCTACACCCACTCCGCGCCCGAGCTGGTCGAAAAGCGCTACCTCGCCGCCGTCGCATTCCTGCGCCTGGTGGCCGACGGCCGCGCCAGTCTCGGGCTGCCCGAGCATAGCGGCAGCGCCGGCATGGGCATGGTCGAGATCAGCACCGGCCGACAGCTGTTCGCGCGCGGAGACCGCCGATGAGCTCGCTGGCAGAGGACTGGCTGGCTGCTGCAGAGCCGATCGTGACGCGCCTGCGCGCCCAGGTTCCCGCGCTGCGCATGGTCGAGACGATGACTACCCTGGCCGCGGATGCGATCGACCAGCGCGTCAAGGCCCAGGCGCCCGCGGCCGTCGTGGCCTACCTCGGAGACCGCATCACCCCGGATCCGCGCGCGCCGCGCCTCACCGTTGGCGCGCAGCGCTGGGTGGTGGTGCTCGCCGTGCGCAACGCCCGCCAGGGCGGAGACAACACCGCACTCGCCGGCGAGGCCGGGCCGCTTCTGCCGCTGATTCGCGCTGCGCTTGTGGGCTGGCAGCCGCTGGACGATGGCCGCCCGCTGCGCCCCGCGTCGGGCATGGCGCCCGGATTCGGCGTGGCGTTCGCGTACTACCCGCTCGCATTTGAGCTCGATTTCGTAACCGCGCCGCGCTGACGCCGGCCGCATCACTGGAGATCCGCTAATGGACACCCTCGAGTATTTCAGTGGCCAGGGCAAGATTTTTGCCGGCCAGCGCCGTAGCAACGGCATGCCGGGCCCGCTGCGCTGGGTCGGCGACGCGCTCATGGAGTTCGGCTTTACCCCCAACGAGACCAAGTTCAAGGAGAACTGGACAGGCCAGCGCGGCGACGGCCTCGTGCTGCCCGGCGACACCGAGGCAAACCTCACGATCACGTTCCTGCAGTTCAACAACGAAAATTTCAAGATCGCGAGCCGCGGCGAAGAGGTCGCGCAGACCGTGACGCCGGTGACGGATCGCGTGATCTCCGAGACCCTGCCCGAAGTGGGGCAGTTCCTGAGCCTGCAGGCGTTCAATGTTTCGGCCGTGACCGTGACCGACTCGGCCGGCTCGCCGAAGACGCTGACCCCCGACGTCAACTACCGGCTGCACGCCAAGAGCGGCGACGTGGAGATTCTCAACCTCACGACCGGCGGTCCGTTCGTCGCGCCGATCCTGGCCGACCTCACGCCTGGCGCCGTCGACTTCATTCGCATGATGAGCGGCACCGCGCTCGAATACTGGGTCAAGATCGTCGGGACGAACACCGTGCCGGGCGCGACCTACCGGAACTTCGTCGCCGAGTTCTATCGCTGGAGCCCGCCGCCGAGCGAGTCGCTGTCTCTGATCCAGGACGGCCAGAGCCGCCTGGAGTCGCCCATCGGCGGGTCCCTGTTGGCCGACACGACCAAGAGCGCGAGCGACCAGTTCGGCTACTACGGCCGCCTGGCGATGATGCCCTAAGCCATGAGCGCCGCGATCGCCGACGAGCTCGACGCCCTGTTCGCTGCCCCGGTCCGTGTGACCGTGGGTGGACGGCAGGTGGCGGTGCGCGGGGTGTGGCTGGGGGAGCTGGCCGAGTTTCTGCGCATCTATGCCGACAAGCCTGCCGAGGGCACGCCCGACGACGCGCCGGAGGTGGCCGCGTGGGCCGCGCGCATCCTGTCCGTGCTGTCGCGGCTGAGCGGCGAGGACGAGACCTGGGTCGCGGGGCTGCCCGAGGCCCAGCTCGACGCGCTGTTCGGTGCGATGTGGCAGGCGAATCGTGTGCTGTTCGAGCCGCGCGCCGGCGTGCGTCACGGCCCGCGCGGCGCGCGCGAGCACATCAGCTGGGCGACGGCCGCTGCAGTGCTGATCGAGGCCGGGCACCGGCCCGAGGACATCGCACGCTACTCCCTGGCGCAGGTCGAGCAGTACATGGCGGCCCACGCGCGCCTGGCGGCTGATCGTCGTGTGGAGGCGCTGAGCATCGCACGCGCCGCCCAGGCCGACGGCAAGGGGTTCCGTCAATTCCTGCGCTCGCTGGAGCTGGCGCGCGCACGGCTGGGGAGGTAGGGGATGGCGGATCGGAATCTGGATCTTGCGCTGCGGGTATCTGCCGACGCACGCGAGGGCATCGAGGTATTTCGCTCCCTGAAAAAGGGAGCAGTCGAGACGAAGCGCGAGTTCGAGGCCGCAACCGCCCGCGTTTCGGAGCTGGCCCGGGAAATGGCTGCGACCGAGAAACCCTCGGCCAAGCTCAAGCGCGAATTCGAGTCTGCCAAGCGCGAGGCCGCCGGGCTGAAGGATGCGCTGCAGCAGCAAGAGCAGCGCCTCAACAGCTCGCGCCAAGCGCTCACTCAAGCCGGGGTGAACGTCAAGGACTTGGCCGCGGAGTATCGCCGGCTGAAGGCCGACGCGGCTGCCGCCGGTGTGGCGCAGGCCGAGGCCGCGCGGCAAGCGGCTGCCGCAGCCGGCCAGGCGGCTGCAGCCCAGGCCCGCACCGGGCGGCTCGACGCGATCGGGGCCGCAGTCGACGGCAACAAGCAGGGGGCACTCGACACCCTCGGCGTGCGCTCGTCGCAATCCATCCAGGCCGAGATCAACAAGGTGCAGCAGGCTATGCAGCGCCTGGCTGGGGATTCGCGCGTCTCCGGCGCCGAGTTTGACCGCGCTTTCGCCGCAGGCAGCAAGCGCATCGCCGAGCTACGCGGCCAGCTGGATCCGACCACCGCCGCCGTCGCACGGATGACCGGGGGCGTGGGCGACCTCAACACCCAGCTGGGGCCGCTGCAAGGTGCGCTCGCCGCGGTGGCCGCCGCGCTGTCTGCGCAGCGCATCCTGACGATGGCTGAGGAGTATCAACAGTACACGGCCCGCCTGCGCCTAGCCACCCAGTACACCGGCGACTTCCTGGAGGTGCAAGCGGCGCTGAGGGACGTGGCGCGTGACGCACGCGCACCGATCGCAGAGACGGTCAATCTGTATAGCCGCCTGGGGCCATCGCTCAACGCCATGGGGCGCAACGGCCAGCAGGCTGCGGCCGTGGTGTCGACCGTCACCAAGTCGATCGCCTTGTCGGGGGCGTCCGCCGCCGCGGCCGAGGCGAGCCTCGTGCAGTTCGGCCAGGCGATGGGCTCGGGCGTGCTGCGCGGCGAGGAGCTCAACTCCATCCTCGAGCAGACTCCCGCGCTGGCCGATGCCATTGCCGAGGGCTTGGGCCGCTCGCGCGGCGAGCTCAAGCGCATGGGCGAGCAGGGGTTGCTTACGTCCGAGGTCGTGGTCGCCGCCCTCGAGAAGGTGGCCGGCCGTGTCGGGCGTGACTTTGCCCAACTGCCGCAGACCGTCGGGCAGAGCTTCGTGGTGCTGCGCAATGAGACCGTCGAGATGGTCGGCGGCATCGACCGCGCGCTCGGCGCCACGAACGCCCTGGCCAAGGGCATTACGCTGATCGCCGACAACATCGAGGCTGTCGTGCAGTACGGACTGCCGCTGCTGGTAGTCGCGCTCGTCCCGCTGATCGCGCGCCTGGGCCTGACGACGGCCGCCGCGATCAAGGCGGCGATCGCGCTCGCGGCGGTCAATCCCGTGCAGGCGGCGATTGGCGTGGCCGCCGCGGCCGCCGCCTATGCAGGCCTGAACACCGTGCTCGAGCGCGTCGCCGAGCAGAAGGACAATCTCACCGACAAGGAGCAGGCGCAGCAGCTCAAGCGCGATGCCGATGCCAGGCTGAAGATCGAGGAAGACCTCACCAACGCCACGCTGCGGCTGCAGAAGCTGCGCGCGGTGGAGGCCGGCAAGGCGAACGCCTCGATCCTGCTATCGACCAAGGAGGCGATCGAGAAGGGCGCGGAGATCCAGCGCAAGGCGATCGCGGACCAGATCCAGGGCTACGAGGCGCTGGGCAGCAAGTTGAGCAGCGTCTGGGACGAGGCCATCGACAAGGCCCGATCGCTGCGCGAGGAGTCCGCCCGCCTGCTGCGCGACGCCGCCGACGCCCGCCAGGCCGGCGCCGACAAGGCACAGGACCGCCGCATGCGCGGCATGAGCGAGGAGGAGCGCGACGCATTCGCCCGCCGCCAGGCGCGCGACCTCACCGATAACGCTCGCAGCAGCGCGGTGTTCGCGCAGAATGCCGCGCTCGATGGCAACCTCGAGCGCGCCGCCCAGCTCGCCGCCGAGGCGGCCAAGTACGCCGAACGTGCAGAGAAGTTCGGCGATGCCATCCAGGACGACGACGTCGCCGCCAACCTGTTCGAGGAGCTCGGCCGCATCCGCGAGGACGCGCTCAAGGCGCAGGCGCAGATCAAGGCCGCCGAGGCGCAGGCGCAGGAAGACCTCGCCTCGGCCGTCACCGAACAGATCGCCGCCAACGAGGCCCGACTGCAGGCTCTGCGCGCCGAGCTCGAGAAGCCCGCCACGCTGAAGGCGGACATCACCGAGGCCGCGCAGCAGATCGCCGTCCTGCAGCAGCAGCTCGACGCGCTGAAGGACAAGACCGTGACGATCACGGTCAACACGGTCAGCACGGCCCCTGCCGACACCAGCGGCATGACGCGCGACGAGCTGATCGACGCCATCCCAGGCCGTGCATACGGTGGCCCGCTGCCCGGCCGCGCTGCCCACGATCGCAGCGACAACATGATCTATCGCGGCACGCCCGGCGAGTGGGTCATCCAGCGCCCCGCGGTCCGTTACTGGGGCTCGTCCTTCCTCCGAGCAATTAACGAAATGCGTCTCCCGCGGTTCGCCTACGGCGGCGAGCTCGGCGCCGATCAGCGCGCGGCCGTGGCCGACCTGGATGGCGCGAGCGGAAAAACTCCGGTAGTGCTGCAGTGGCCTGACGGGTCGCGCTCGCAGATGGCCGCGACAGACCGCGTGGCTGACGATGTCGTGCGGCTGTTCCGGCGCGCGGCGCTGCAGCGGGGGCGCAGATCATGAGCAGGCAGCAGCCCGATCTGATGATCGACGGCGTGCGGCTGCCGCTGGCCGCTGCCGGGGTGGTCTCGCAGTCGTATGAGGATTTCGGCGGATTCGGCGTGCTGCGCCTCGGCCTGGGCGCCGCGGTGCATCAGCAGGCATGGCGCCGGGTGCGCACGACGCTGTCTGCGTCGGGCTGGGTGCCGGCCGGGCTGGATGCGCTCGACTGGTCGCAGACGCACGTGCTGGGCTGCGTCGCGCCGCGCAGCATCCAGGCCGCCGGGCGTGTGATCACCCTGCCGGCCGCGCGCCGCACCGATGCCGCGCCGTACGGATTTGCGGTGGACGCAGTCGGGTTGCTGCGGCCGGTGGCCGTGACGGTGGCCGGGAACGTCGCAACGCTCGGGGCGGATGCTGGCGCGGTGTCGTACCAGGTGCTGTATTACCCGCTGCTGACCGTGCGCGCGCCGCAGGGACCGCGCGTCGAGTACGACGCGGCCGGGGCTGCGGCGTCGTGCGAAATCGTTTTCGAGGAAGTTTGATATGCCCGTATCGCATCGTGTCGCGATCCTCTACTCGCCCTACAGCGTATCCGCTACTGCAGCCCTGATGCTCAACCGACTCGCCGTGGTGAATTGCGCAACGGGGCGCAACGCGGAGGCGCTCGTTGACGAGTACCCGTCCGATCTCGCGTGGACGCCGGACGGGGCGCGGCTGGTGGTCGGGCGCCTCACGTATGGGCTGTCATTCTCGAAGCCCACTCTGGTCGTCTACGATGCGGCCACCATGGTGGCGGAGGCGGGGTGGCCATGGCCGGCGGACGGGCCCTCTGTATCCCGTGTCGCGGTCAGCGACGCACATCTGGCTGTGCGCTGGAACACCGGGGCACTGGAAGTTTACGCGTTTGCGTCGAAGTCGCTCGTTGCGACGATCCCCGGCGTGTCCGGGACGATCGAGCAAATGGCGTGGAGCCCCGACGGTGCGTATCTCGCTGTCGCGACCTCCTCTGCGCTGTATGTTTATAGCGTGTCGACGTGGGGGTTAGTCGCCGGCACGCCGGCCGTCGCGGAGCCGTACCCGCTCGCATGGTCCCCAGACGGGACAAGGCTCGCGATCGCGCCGTCCGACTTTAGCAATGCCCTCAAGCTCTACGACGTCGCGACGTGGTCGGAGATCCCGACAGGCGTTACATTGCCCACCCGCCCGGTATCGGTGGCGTGGACTGCAGACAGCTCGCGTATCGGTGTGGGGCTACAGTACGCGCCGCACCTGCTGGTCATTTCTCTGCCCGGGTTTGTGCCGCAGCCGGTGTCGATGCCTGCCGGCGTGCGGCAGTTCCCCAACGCGAAGGTCATCATGCTGCCGGACGGCCGCGTCGTCGCAGCCCGCGAATCGCCGCGGCGTGTCTCGCTGATCGCACCGGATCTGCAGACCGTCGAGTACGATCTGCACGCGAGCCGGGCGGACGTGTCGTCGATCCACGTGTCGACGTGGCTCGACAATCGGCTGTCCGGGACGGTGCGCGACGAGTCCGACGCCCCCGCCGCGGGCCGCCGCGTGCTCGCGATCCACGATGCGTCCGCGACGGTGGTCGGTACAGCCACGACTGCCGCGGATGGGTCGTACTCGATGCGATCGCCCCAGCCGGACGGACACACCGTCGTGCTGATCGAGGACGGCGGCCGCGCGCAGGCGCTCGGGTCCGGGATCCTGCCGCTATGACGTACATCCCGCCTCTCGGCGGCGCCGTCGATTTCGTCGAGCTCGGCGGCACGCACTCTCCGCCCCTCGGCGGCGCGGTCGACTTCGTCGAAGGGGCGGGCGGCGGGCCGGCGGGCGAGACGATCGCGCTGCCGTTATCGGTCGCCGTGCTGGACTCGGCGGTCGTCATCAGCCTGCCGCTCGCGGTCGTGGTGTCCTCCCCCGCAGTGGTCGCGCTGCCTATTGCGGTATCGGTAGTGGACGCGGCCGCGCTCGGCGGGCTCGACGGCGCGGGAGGGTGGGCGGCTGCCCCAGGCGGCCAGTGGCGGCCGGTCGTCATGCTGGGGGGCGACGACATTTCCGGACTGTTGCTCGGCCAGATCACGGTCACGCACGCCGACGATGCGGCGGCCGTCGCGGCGTTCACATTCGTGCCGTCCGTCGCGCTGCAGCCGCTGTCACTGATCGGCCAGCGCGTGCGCATCGCGTTCGCGCGTGCGGATGGCTCGTCCGAGCAGACCATGTTTACGGGAGTGGTGGATGTGCCGGCGATCGATCTGCAGACGGGCGCCATCAGTTGCACGTGCCACGACCAGGCGCAAGAGGTCTGGGCCCGCACCCCACGTGAGGTCATCGACGCGCTCGTCGGCGGCCGTTACAGCGCGGCAGTGACCGGCGGAGAGCTGGACGACAATTTCGACTATCTGCGCGAGCGGATCCAGTCGGTCGGCGCGTCCTGGGCGCTCGACGTGCTGCAGCGCCCCCGCGTGCTACCCTGGGACGGCGCAGGGCGCTCGATCACAGTGCGCACCGCCGACGTGCTCGACGGGTCGCTGGCTGTCGAGCTGCCATCGCGCGAGCAGCTGCGCAGCCGCATCACCGTGCGGCTGCAGTATCAGTACGCGAAGCTCCGTTATCGGGGGGTGCGGGCGCAATACGCGCAGGACATCCACTTGTTCAAGCCGTCCATCACCGGGACGGTGAATTACCCGGGCGCGCTGTGGATGACGTCCTCGATGGTCCAGTCCGCGTGCGAGAGCGCGCCAGGATGGGAGATGGTCGGCGAGCCTTACATCGAGCACCCGCCTGCGCGTGCGTGGCAGATCGGCACGACGATCAGCAGCGGCTTCTACGCCATCAGCCCCGCTGTCGCGCCCACGCTCGCCCTCGGGTTTCGTTGCGATTTCTATGCCCGCTGGCAGCAGCGGATTACTGAGGACTACACGGTCGCGGTGGTGTGGCCCGCGATCGAGGCGCAGCTTGGCGCGGCCGTGGGCGAGGAGATCGGCGCATCGCTGATCGCCGAGTTCGACCAGGCCGGCTGGGAGTCCGACGCGACGATGGAGCCGAGGATCCCCGCGGCGATCGGCGTAGGCGACGCGGCCGTCGAGTGGCGCCCGGCCGGATTCGACGAGCTGGCGCGCGACGAGGCCTTGCGCACGCTGCTCGATCGCGCGTGGGTGCGGATGTGGTCGGCGAGCCGCTCGGGGCGTGTGACGTTCGAGCTGCCCCTGCGCCCCGATCTGTGGCTCGACACGCGCATCACGCTCGAGCATGCGCGGCTGCGGGCGGCGGGCAAGATCACTGCGGTAGAGCATGCAATGAGCCCGGAGACAGGCGCCGCGATCACGAACGTCGTGCTCGCCGTTGGCATGCCCGGGGCCACTGCTGCCGCGCTGCCTGCTTGGTCATTGCCGTCCGCACCAGTCGACGCCTACACGCCCCCGCTTTCAGCGTTCTCGTTTGAGATCGGGACCTACGTCGGGGGTACGGCTGGCGCCGCTGCGTTCGATCCGGAGACGATGGTCGGCTTCTGCACCAACCTCAACGGGGTCGAGGATCCCGGGCTCAACTACTACCCCCATGAGCTCAGCATCGGCGCCCCGGACATCGCTGCCGAGGATCGCGACCCCCGCACTCTCGCATCATTTACCGAGATCGCCGTCGATGTGCCGACGGACCTGCTGGAGATCATTGCATGACTACATGGCAGTTCTACGCTGACCCGGGCATGACCGCCCCGCTGGCCAGCCTGGCGCAGCAGCTGCCCGATACGGGCGGTAGCGTCGAGGCCATCATCTATTTCGGGTCGACCGCGAGCGGCAAGACTCTGCAGGCCGCGAGCGACCCGGGAACGGACCCCATCACGATCACGCCCGCAGACTCGGCGGGCGGTGCAGGTCTGGCCGCCTCCGCGCTGCGGCTTGCGTTGTCCTACGCCGGGCTCGACGCTGCGGCGCCTGGCGCCGGGGTGTCGGTCGGTACGTCGCTCTCGAGCGGCGCTCCGGTGGCGGTGTACGTGCGGCTCACCCTGCCGGCGACGATGCAGGGCAGCTACACTGACCTGGCGCTCGCCACCAATTCGGTCATCGAGGCCTGATATGGCGAGCGCTGCCGATATCGACTTCCAGAAGTCCGTCGAGCGACTCCTGAAGCAGCAGCCCGGCTGGAAGAAAGCGACCCAGCCCCCTGAAAAAGGGGCTAGGCCCGGAGGCAAAGGCGTCGGCCGCCCCGCGAGCGGCACGGCTGCGCTCGAGCTGGTCGAGCAGGACGCGAGTACGCGCCAATACTACGAGCCGGTCACGCTGCGGACGAGCGACGGACTTTTCTCGATCGAGATCGAGCCCATCAAGCAAATCGATCTGAGGGGGAACATCCCGTTTCGGTTTGCTGAGCCGGCTGGCTGATGGACAAGCACCATCCCGCGCCCGGGCACCCGCTCTCCCGCGTTCGCATCTGCGGCGACTGCGACCACGGCCTATGGCATGCGGACACAGACACGATCACCACCCCGGGGGCGGTCGAGATCCCGATTCGCGGCGTCGCGCCAGCGCAGACGCGTGAATACGAGAGCGACCAGGGCGACAGCATCGCAGTGCGCGTGCCGGCCACCCCCGCGGTCGCCCGCAGCCCGGAGGAGCTGGCCGCAGACGCCGCCGCGGGGCGCACGTGGCTCGATTACGGCATCCTCGCCGGAGGCGCGCGGCGGCTCTACGGCCACGAGCTCGGCGAGCGCGCGTGGATCTACTGCGCGCCCGACGGGTCGCGGTGGGTCGCGCGCATCGGACTCGGATCGCCGACACAGCTGACGCTGCAGCGTTTCGGGGAGATCCCGGGGAGCCCCGCAGATGCGGGTCCTGTGCAGGCGGCGGTCATCGCGTTCTCCGTCATGCCCTCGTTGACCACGCCCCCGTGGCCCGACTACGAGTACAACGTGATCGACGACGTGCGCAGCGACGGCAGCGAGGCAATCGTGTCCGTCGGCTATCACTACTCGCAATCCAATACATTCGGCGCTGGCGCGCTCGCGAGCTACGGCCTGCGCTGGCCTTACGGCGTCTACCGCGTAGCGATCGCCGGCACGCCGCCGGCGGCAGTCGTCACGGTCACGCCGATGTACGCCGGGCTTGGTCTCGGCTATCTGTCCGACACGTTCGGCGGGACGCTCAACCTGCGCGGCGTTCACGTGTTTCAGGCCGAGCATGACTCCACTGCGCTGTACTACGTGGGCAACTACGGGGACCCTGTCACGCCGCCGCCGGGGACCGTCGAGATGGAATACTGGAATTTGACCGACGGGACAACCACGGGCGAGGATCTGTACATTCTCGGCGGGTGCTATGTGGCTGACGTCGCGACCCCTGTATTGCTCCGGAAGTCCTACGTCGTGACGACGACGATCACGTGGATCGAGGTCGAAGGCGACCCCTTCACAGGGATCGAATACACCGAGTCATATGACGCGTCGTCGACGATCACGCTGGAGATCGGCACCTCGGTGGTGGGGGCGACTGCGACGGATGCCGGCGCGCGAATCGGGTACCAGTCGCTCGATATCCTGGTGGAGACTCCCCCCGCCGTCGGTGATGGGGCGATGACGCTCGGCGGGCTGACGATTAGCGCACGGCCCTCTGCCGGCGCAGCCGACTACCGGATCGCCAGTACCCCCGCGGAGCTGAGCCACCACGAGATCATGCCGATGCGGGTAGGTAACCGCGTCTGGGCTCTGTGCCTGATCAATCTGGGCGCGCTCGCGCCCGAGGTTGGCGGCTATCTCGATGCAGAGAACCGCGGATGGGGCGGACACACGCACGTCGGCTTCGTGAGCCCGACGGATGCTGTTCAGACGCTCGTGCAACGGCCGCTCTCGCTCGAGCGCGAGGACGTGACCGGGTACGCGAGTGCGCACCCCACGACGGGTGAGATTGCGTGGAGCTGGGATCACCCGGTGTGCTGGGTGTAGCGCGTCAAAACGAGCGCAAATCCGCGTCAAAACGAGCGCGACGTTACA